GTTACTTCTACATAACCTGATGTTGCTGTTTGTAATAATTGTAAGTTAGTATTTGTAATAGCTCCCCATAGACCTGCTTTTTCGCCGGTTGCTACAAGTTCTAATGATAAATCTGATGAAAATGTTGATGCCATATTAATAAGGTTTTATTGGTGTCCAAACCATTGTTGCTCCTGGTACTATATCATTCCACGTAATAACTCCTGGCTCTACTGTATCTAATGATAAAGCATTACCAGTAAGTGTTAAATTTGCGTCAGCAGTTATTGTAACATTACCTGTGGCCAAGGTCAAGTCAACACCTGAAGGTAAAACATCTATATCTATGTTAACTTCTACGTTACCTGTATTTAAAGTTACTTGAGATCCTGTAACAGTGTGATCTACGTCTGTTCTAATACTTAAAGTTCCAAGTCCTAAAGTTAATGGATTTGCTGTTAAATTTTCAGTTACAGCGTCTGCAATAACACCTGCACTACCAATACTAATTGAAACTTGATTACCTGTTACAACTACTGAAACATTACCCTCAGATGTAGAGGTTGCAAATGGTAGTGTTGATATTGCGTCAAATCCTAAACTCATAATATATCCTTAAAAGGAAGCAGGGGGTATGTGGTGGTGCCCTGCCTCCATTCAAGAATATATCATCCTTTAAACCAAGAGGGAAGTCCTAAATGTGGACGTTTGTCAAACATATTATCTTTAGCTCCCGGTGTTTTACGATTGTTATAATGTAAAAAAACTTGTACGCATTCTTTGCCTTTAAATTTTTCTCGCCAATGTTCTAACTCCACCCCCCTATAAACTAACATATCACCAGGTTTTAGATCTACTCTAACTCCTTTTGCTTTACTAGCAGCTGTAATATTTTTACCATCTGGTGCACCCACATTTTCATTCGGGCTTAAATATATTGGCCAATCATCACCGCCAAGATTCATTGTAGTTGATATCTCACAACTAAATCTATCTTTGTGTCTTTTAAGTTCATCACCTTTTTTATAAATTCTAGCATAAGTATATGCAGGGTATAATTTTAATTCTGTTGCTTTTTCCATAGCTGGTTGACATTTAAGTAATAAAGTTTCCATAGCAATATTACCGTAGGCAGAATACGTATTGGGTATTTGACCGTCTGGTTCTTCGTAATATCCTAATATATTCTCAAAAGGTGAAAAGTATCTAGAAGCTCTACAAGTATCATATACTTGCTTTTGCATTAAAAAATAATTAGCAACAAAAGCTGCTAGGTCTTTTGATATAGCTTGACGAATGACTGTGTATTTATTTTTTTTAAATGACATCTTTAGCCATTTCTTTTGGAACAGCTTGTATATTCCAATGTATAAATCTAAATGGTTCTTTACCATGATCTACCGCAAACTCATGCTCTAAATAACCTGGAAATATAACTAACATTCCAGGTTTAGGTTTTATATGAAATATTTCGTGACCAGCCCACACACCTTTTAAATTTGGTTTCATTTTTAATTTTGTTGTTCTTGCACCAGTTTTTGGTTCGTGAAAAATTGGAAAGGATGTTTTATCACTGCATTTTAAAAAATAAAAACCTGATACGTGTTGATTCCAATGTATATGTGCAGAATGATGACCACCACCTTTTTTAGCAAACTCTTGTACCCACAATTCACTAAACATAGTTGTGTATTGTGACATGTCATAACCTTGGTGATCTAAATACTCCCAAGATTTTTGACCTACATAATTTCTAAAATCTAAAAAATCATTGTCACCTGTAAGTGGTGTTGAGTGATATGATCTTCCAAAGTCGCCATATTTTTTTATATAATCTTTTTCTCTTTTACGAGCGTCACTAATATATTTGTTACTTGCTTTATTTAATGATTTAACAAACTCTGGTTTTTCCTCATTCCATATCACAGTTGGAAAATAACTATTTATAAACATTATCTAAATGGCCTCCCTAAATGCCATACCACAAGACTATATCTTGTGCCTGCTGTTACTGGTTTAACTCTGTGCCATACAAAACTAGGAAATATAATAATAGATCCTTTTGGTAATATTTCTTTACATTGTACTCTGTGTTTTGATTCGTCTCTCATATGTGGATCATAATTTCTAAAATCAAATTCTAACTCACCACCTTGATATTCTGAACCATCTGTTAACTGACAAGTCATAGATAGTTTTCTAATTTTACCGTGATCTGGTGTATTTGGTTTATCATAAGGTTTATCCCAACTATCACAATGCCAGTCATAATATTGATTTAATTTATATTTTGTAAACTGACAAGATTCTGACCAATCCCAATCAAAGTTCCAACCAGCATTTTTATTAGCCATGCGGACGTATGGATGTAATTCTTTATATATCCAAGTATCATTGAGCCAAACTAAATCAGAGTTTCTTTTCTTTTTTAAATCTTTAACTTCTTCTTCATTTAATTTTTTATCACCATAACCACCGGTTCTAGCCATAACTTCTTTTTGTGAATTAGCATATTCAATTACATCATCACAAAATCTAGGTGTCAAAGCACTTTTAAAATACCAATAATAATTAAATATATTCATAAGTTATTGTTTGTACAAAATTTAAACTACCAGTTTGATTGTTAGTTAAATAATACATGTTAGTAGATGGAAACATTATAAATTTATTATTTGTAAGCGGTATATCCCAACTTCTACCTTTACGTCTGTTATCATCATAATGAATTTTAACAGAACAATTATCAACTTTAACTCCATATAGCAATGTAAAATCTGGTGAATTACGTAAATCTACAGGATCTATATTTAATAAAGGAATTGAAAGTTCTTGAGGTTTATAAGTGTTACCCCATGTTTGTTTATTAATTAAAGTAAAACCATATTCTACATTTATATGTTCTCTTAAATATGTATTTAACATATCAAAAGTTCTTGAAAATGGAAAAGGTGAGTCTGTTATGTGTGATTTTAATATGTTTTCTGATAACTCTTCACGATCAATGTCCCAATCTTTAGGCATTGTTATATCACCATAATATAATGATTGTTCAGATAATACTTTCTTTTGCATACCACATACCTTTGTAATTTACGCCATTGAGTCTGTCAAGTCCCAAGACTGGTTTGATTCATTCCAAGCATAACCCCAAGAGTGAGTTTCTGATTCATTTTGTGATTGTTGTTCAGCTGTCAATGCAGGTTTATCACCAACTGGTGATTTCCAACTTGCAGTTGTCATATCTTTTACCCACGATGGATAAGGTTTTACAGGCCAAAAAATTTGATTATCTTCATCCCAAGTATAACCTATACCTGCGTAATTACCTCTAAAAGGCGTGCCGCCTGATTTATGTATATTGCATGATGTGTTATATGAAGTTTGAATCCACATCTGTGCAGGCCAGTTGTTATGTGTTTCTAACCACTGTTGACCTACTGTTTCGTCTTCAACCCCATCAGCGTTTAACATCTTATCATTATCCATAGTTAACACTTGAATAACTTTTCCGTTAACTCCTAATTTTGCAAAATGTGCCATAATGTTTCTCCTTATATATTAGTTTTAAAGTTCAGTAAATACATATTAATTTTGAAATTTGTATCTTAATACAACAACTCCACTCCCACCTGTACCTGCTGTTGGACCTCCAGGTCCATTTTGTCCACCGCCACCACCACCTGTATTTGTAGCTCCATTTGTACCTCTAGCCCCTCCACTTGGTTCACCACCTCCACTTGCTGGACCATCTCCTGTTCCATTTGCTCCACCACCTGCATATCCAACAGATGCTCCAGTAATATTTGTTGTAACTTGCGCACCCGCTGTTGTACCAGATGCTGAACCACCAGCTCCACCACCTGCACCCGGCTTAGTTGGACTTGGTGCTGGGCTACCACTATTACCTTGTGGAGGAGCGACTGGAGGAGTATTACCTGAACCACCAGATCCACCTTGTGCGCCACCACCACCACCTGATCCACCTGCGGTGCCTGGTGTACCTATGAAACCTCCACCAGGACCTCCTGCTGCTGATGTAATATCTGAAAATGTACTTGCACCACAACCTCCACCAACTGTTATTGGATAACTTTGTACTGAAACTGGTCTCGCATTACCTGGGTTTGCTCCT